CAATGTCATTTTAGCCCCTACGCCGGACAGCAATTATGCTTGTGAGCTTCACTACTATTATCGACCCACGTCTTTAACCGCTGGCGCCGAAAGTGGTACGACCTGGCTCAGTGATAACGCTCCTAACGCCCTGCTTTACGGATCGTTAGTAGAAGCGTATATTTACATGAAAGGTGAACCGGATATGCTTCAGCTATACGAGAAGCAGTTCACCGAAGCTATGACCAGGATCAAGGATCTGGCGGAAGCTAGGGAAAACACGGATGCGTACCGTAGAGGTCTGCCAGATCGGCCTCGGACATAAGGAGTAGAAACGATGGCAACATCAAACGCAGCAACAAACTACCTTGAGCGGAGGTTGTTGCACTATATCTTCAAGAACAACTCTCTCAGCTTTTCTTCGCCGGGGAACAGCATTTATGTTGGTTTGGCGACAGCCGTGTCTGCTGCTGAGACGGGGTCGTTGACGGAAGCCGACTTTACCAACTACCAGCGCAAGCAGGTGGCCGCGTCAGGTTGGACTACAATAGGCTCAGACTCGACCGACACACAGACCGCGACGAATGCGGCAAACATTGATTTTGACGCCTCTGGTGGTGGCGGTGACGACACAATCACCCATGTCTTTATCGCTGACGCTTCATCTGGCGGGAATATTCTTTTTGTCGGCGCACTTGATGCCAACAAAACCATCGCTTCTGGCGACATCTTCCGCATCAATGCAGGAAACCTTAGCATCGAGTTGAAGTAACATGGCACTGGTTCTAAAGGACCGCGTCAAGGAGACGACAACCACCACCGGCACTGGCACATATACTTTGGCCGGTGCCGTTGCTGGTTTTGAGGCGTTTTCCGAGATAGGTAACTCCAATACCACCTACTACTGCTGTACCGATGGCACCGATTTTGAGGTCGGTATCGGCACCTACACGTTGTCTGGCACGACACTAGCTCGTACCACGATCTTGCAGTCTAGTAACAGCGACAATGCGGTGAATTGGAGTTCCGGTTCAAGAACCATCTTCTGTACGCAGCCAGCAGAGAAGGCGGTGTTCCTGAATGCGTCGAACAATATTGAGCTAGGCGACAGTGAAGAGATCAAACTGGGGGACTCCGGTGATCTGCGGATTTTGCATGACGGCGGAAACAGTTTTATTATTGACGATGGTGGTGGCGACCTGTTTCTTCGGGCGTCTAATAATCACTACCTCCAATTTGCCAACAGTGAATATGCGCTTCTAACCACTGAAAATGGTGGCGTTGAATTACGGCACAATAATTCTAAAAAGTTTGAAACGACCAGTGCAGGCGCAACGGTTACAGGAAACATTGCTGTAACAGGAACCGTCGATGGTCGTGACCTTGCCACAGATGGTACGAAACTCGACGGCATCGAAGCCAGTGCAGACGTAACTGACACCACCAACGTCACCGCCGCTGGCGCACTCATGGACAGCGAGGTCACGAACCTCGCACAGGTTAAAGCCTTCGACTCGTCCGACTACGCTACCGCAGCGCAGGGAACTACCGCAGACGCGGCTATGCCAAAGGCCGGTGGCACTTTCACTGGCGACGTAACCTTTACCGGCGTATCGGCCAATGTTGTCTTTGACAAGTCTCAAAACAGGCTTGAGTTTGCTGACAATGCGGTAGCCTCGTTTGGTGATGCCGCTGATCTTAGACTCTTTCACAACGGTTCTATAAGCTACGTCCAAGACGCAGGCACGGGTGGATTGCGTTTGCTTGGTAACGCCATCACGCTGTTAAACGCGGCAAATTCAGAAACTATGCTGAAGGCCACAGAAGACGGCGCAGTCGAACTTTACCACGACAACGCCAAGAAGCTGGAGACGACAGCCGATGGCGTGACGATTACGTCAACGGATGATGGTGCAGACGAAAAGCCTACGATTAAATTATTCCGCGATAGTTCTAGCCCCGCAGATAATGACGAACTTGGCGAAATTGAATTTGTGGGCAAAAACGATGCGAATGAAGACACCACTTATTTCCGAGTCTTTTCGAGTCTTATAGACGTTAGTGATGGAACGGAAGATTCAAGGCTAGAGTTTAAGGGGTTATCTGGCGGCTCTGAACTGACGTACTTCCAAATGAAGGGCGGTAAAAACTTTTCATTCAGAGATATAGAACTTACTTCCGCTAAAAAATTAATTTTCGAGGGCAGCACATCTGACAATTTTGAAACTTCACTAACAGTCGCCGACCCAACCGCTGATCGTACTATTACCCTGCCTAACGCAACCGGCACGGTTCTGTTGACTGACGGTAGCGGCGCAAGCCTCACATCCCTGAACGCTTCGCAGTTAAGCAGTGGCACAGTTCCTAACGCCAGACTTGATCAACAGCTTCAAGACGTAGCCGGGCTTGCGGTAACTAACGGCAACTTCATCGTAGGTGACGGTAGTAACTTTGTAGCAGAGTCCGGCGCGACGGCCAGAGCAAGTCTGGGACTTGGTACAGCAGCAACCTCTGCTACAGGTGATTTTGCTACTGCGGCACAAGGCACGACAGCAGACGCGGCTATGCCGAAGGCCGGTGGTACGTTTACGGGCGACGTAACCTTCACTGGCGCGAACTACAACATTGTGTTCGACAAGTCTGACGATGCGCTAGAGTTTGCGGATAATGCAAAAGCCAAGTTTGGTGCGGCGGGAGATTTACAGCTTTACCATGACGGCTCTCATTCAGTAGTTGCAGACGCTGGCACAGGAAACTTAGTTATCGCCGCAAATGATTTTCAGTTAACCAACAGCGGGATAACAGAAAATTATATAAAAGCATTTAGTAACGGCGCGGTCGAACTCTACCACAACAACTCCAAGAAACTGGAGACAGCCAGCGGCGGTATAAGTGTTACGGGTGAAGTGGCTGCAACCAGCCTAGACATTTCTGGCGATGTAGATGTAGACGGCACGCTAGAGGCTGATGCAATCACAGTCAATGGCACGGCGTTAGCAAGCTCGGCCACAACAGACACGACTGACGCAAGTAACATCAGTTCAGGTACACTACCCAACGCCAGACTTGATCAACAGTTACAGGACGTAGCTGGCCTTGCTGTTACCAATGGTAATTTCATCGTAGGCGACGGCAGTAACTTCGTTGCGGAATCTGGGGCTACAGCACGGACATCTCTTGGTCTTGGCAGTATCGCCACACAAGCAGCCGACAGCGTAAACATTGATGGCGGCGCTATCGACGGCGTTACGCTTGGTACGAATAGTGCGGTTAGTGAGTTACAGGTTGATAACCTTAACATCAACGGGAATGTAATTAGCTCCACTAATACAAACGGAGCCGTTGCCCTCAACACAAATGGCAGCGGCACCATAAATCTAAACGATACCGTAAAACTTGGGCCTTTTACATCTTCCGCAGGAGCCGTTAGAACGATTACTACAAGCGGTACTTCTGATTTAAAACTTGACACCAATGGCGGCACTGACTCTGGCTCCATCCTTATTGAAGATGCCGCAAACGGAAACATCAGCATTACGCCAAACGGCACTGGCTCCGTAGTCATCGACGGCCTGAATTACCCGCAAGCTGACGGAAGCAATGGTCAAGTGTTGACCACAAATGGCTCCGGTACGCTGTCATTCGCTGCGGCTTCGGGTGGCATTTCAAACGACGACGCAACCGCACTGGCAATCGCTTTAGGATAGAAACATGGCAAATACATTCAAAGTGAAGACGAATGCGGCCATGCCAGCGAGTGCTGGTACGCCGCTAACCCTGTACACCGTACCGTCCAGCACGACCACCGTGGTCTTGGGCCTGATGCTGTGTAACGTACACACCAGTCAGGTGACCGCTGACGTACAGCTTGTGTCCGACACATCTGACACGGAGACCAACGAGACGGTCCTGCTGGTCAAGGACATCCCGATCCCGGCGGGTTCGTCGGTCGAACTACTAGCCGGTAACAAGGTTGTCTTGCAGACTACAGATGTCTTGAAGATCGACTGTAGTGTCGCGGCTAAAATCGACGCGACTTTGAGCATTATGGAGATAACCTGATGCCGTTTATTGGCAACCCCATAGCAACACGATTTCAGACGCGGCCAGCTACGCAAGAGTTCAACGGTAACGGTTCGACCACGACTTTTACCCTGAACCAAACCGTCACGAAGGAAGACATAATCGTGTCTGTCGATGGCGTCGTACAGGAAAGTGACGATGCGTTTACCGTGCCAGATGGCACAACCCTGACGTTCACCGCAGCACCGTCTAGCGGCACCGGCAACATATTTGTGATCTACATGGGCGTGACCGAAAATTCTATCGCTCCGGCGGAACAGAACAGGGGTACATTCAAGGGCGGCGGGATATTCCGCACCAACGCACAGAGTTTGACCTCCGACATAACCATCCTTGCAAGCGAGAACGCAAACGTGACCGGGCCGTTCACTATAGCTAGTGGCGTGACCCTGACCGTTGAAAGCGGCGGGACATTGGTGACGCTATGAGTACGTTAAA